ATCTTTAGCAACAACCCGGCTCATTGCCTGCTTGATTACTTGACCAATCAGCGCTATGGCCGAGGCATCTCAGGATGGCAGATCGATCAAGCCAGTTTTTCTGCTGCGGCGGCGTACTGTGATGAAACCTTGACGATTGAGGTGCCTGCCGTGTCATTCGGCTGGAGTGGCATCAGCTTGCCTGCGTTTACTTATCCTGTGCCGCGCTACACCTGTGATGGTCTGATCAACGTCAACAACACTATTTTGACAACGTGAACGCCTTGTTGTCGAGTTGCCGAGGCATGCTGATCTACTCGGGTGGCAAGTACAAGTTGGTGCTGGACCGACCCACGGCGGTGAGCATGGATTTTAACGAGACCAATATCACGGGCAACTGGACCATCAGCAAGCCATCAAGGCGGCAACAGTTCAACAAAGTCACGGCGGGTATCTTCAACCCTGAGAACAACTGGCAGCCTGACTACGCCATCAGCGATGACTTTCAGGATCGTAGCTTTCTTGACAACGGTTTGATGCTGGAAAGCAAGATTGATTTGCCGTTCACCGCCAGCATCGTGACGGGGCGGCGCTTGGCCGCCATGCACCGCAAACAAAGTCGCTTTGGCACGAAGATCAGTTTCACGGCCTTGCCCGAGGGTATGCGGGCCGAGGTCGGCGATGTCATCAGCATCACGCACAGCACGCCGGGTTGGACCGCCAAGGAGTTTCGGGTGCAGCAAATTAGCCTGGCCAGCAATGGTGAGGTGGAGATCACAGCTTCTGAATACGATGCCAGTGTCTATGATGTTGATGCACAAGGACAGTACCCCGCAGCCACGGGAAACAATACCCCAAATAATTTTGCCTTGGCCGCGCCAACTGGGCTAGTGGTGGCAATGGAAGATATTGCCCAACCTGATGGCAGTTTGGTGACCCGAATCACCGCCACATGGGATGCCTCTTTAGACCCTTTTGTCACGGGGTATGAGTTGCAATGGCGTGAAGACGCTGGGGCGTGGCACACCGCCAGCCAAGCGGGCAACTTGTTCATTTTGCCCAACACCACGCCCGGCCATCTGTATATTCTGCAAGTGCGCGCCGTGAATAGCCTTGGCACCCACAGCCCTTGGGCCACCGGGCAAAGCGTTACCTTTGGCGTGCCTGTGGCCATTCCTGCGTTTCCCATCCTCAACGCTACCTCAGAGTTGTTTGGCATCAGTTTTGCCTGGACCTTTGGCGATGCGCGCAAGGACATCAGCTACAGTGAACTGGTCTGGTCACAAACCAATGACAGCAGCACGGCGCAGACCTTGGTTCAAGTGGCCTACCCCCAGACGCGCTACCTGCAAAGCAGCCTGGCACCAGGGGAGGGCGGCTACTACTGGCTGCGGGTGATGGACAAGCATGGCAATGCCTCCCTCTTTAACCCGCTGAGTGCCACCCAAGGCTTACACGCCACCTCCAGTGTCGACCCCGGTTTACTGCTCAATGCCTTGCTGGGCAGCCTCAGTGTGGATCAACTGACCGCCAATCTGCGCTCAAAAATTGACCTCATTGACGCCCAAGGTGGTTTGATCACGACACTGCAAAACACCAGCAGCACCAGTGCCGATTTAATCGATCAAGTGCAAGTGCGTCTGGACAGTGGTGATTACGCCGCTGTTAAACAGGCCACCGAAGTCAACACCCATGCGAACGGGGTGTTGAACGCGCGCCATACAGTCACCCTTGACAGCAATGGCTATGTCTCGGGCACCGAGTCGGTCAATACCGGCAGTAGTGCCAGTTTCACTGTGCTGGCCGACAAGTTCCTGATCGCCAAACCCAATGGCAGTGGCATTCCCATCCCCTTGCTGGCCTTGGGCACCGTGGGCGGTGTCACCGCGCTGGGCCTGAGTGGCAACTTGATTGTGGATGGCTCGATTGTTGGACGCGCCCTTGATGTCAACACCATCACCGCTGAAAAAATCAACGGCACCAACCTGAATGTCGTCAACGGCACCTTCAGCGGCACCATTGCAGCGGGCTCGGTCGATTTCGCCAGTTCGGTCGGTTCCAATTTCAGCTACGCGAGTGCGGGCAATTACACCTTGATCGTGCCCACGGGCATGACCAGCATGCGGGTCACGATCAAAGGCGGGGGCGGGGGCGGCGCTGGAGGTTCCACACGCGGCAGCGGTTATGGGGGAGGGGGCGCAGAAGGCGCCACCGCGACCACCTTGCTCACCGTCACTCCAGGGCAAACTTTTACCCTGCGTGTTGGCGCGGGGGGTACCGGGGGCGCGGGCATGGATGCGCCTTTCAGTTATCAATATGCATCAGCGGGACAAGAAACTTACCTCAATGGTGTTGTGGCGGCGGGCGGGGGTGCGGCTGGGGTTTTGTCTGGCCCTGCTGCTGACCATGCGGCGGGCGATGGCTGGTCGTATTACGGTGACAAGGGTGGCGGCACCTATGGCGGCTTGGGCGCCGCCACTTACCAGCAAGTTGGCCAGGTCGGTATCTTGGGTGACGGCGGTGGTGGCGGTGCGGGCACCGGTGCCATTTATCACACCCAGCCGCAGCCTAGCCACGGGGGCAACGGCGGTGCAGGCTTTGCCAATATTGAGTATTTTGACCCGAACGGCTTGGTTCTCAAATCCACCCTGGACGCTTTAAAAGCCGAATTGCGCACACAAGGACTGACCATCTCATGAGCATTAACCAACCCCAACCCGGACTGTGGCACTTTGGGCAGGCGTTGACCCAGCATCAAATTGTGACCACCTTGATTGACGTGGTGCAGGGCCGACTCGACATCACGGTCGGTTCCTGGGCTGATGCCGAGGCCGATGCCGGTACCCGCAGCCCGGTGCTGGCCACCACGGTGCTGACCATCAACTACGACCAGTGGCAGCCTGGATATTTTGAGCAAGTAATCGACACCGTGAACGCACACCCGGCGTGGACTGGTCTGGCACCGCACCGCCCCAACCGCTTTTGCAGGTTTCACTGGCCCAGCCAGCAGTGGCAAGACCCGCGCCATGTTGAGGACGAATGGCGCCAGGTACGCCAGCAGCGCAACCAACTGCTAGCTGGATCGGATTGGACCCAGTTGCCTGATGTCCCTCTGCCCCTGAAAACTGACTGGGCCAGCTACCGCCAAGCACTGCGCGACATCACCCAGCAGAGTGACCCGTTTGAGATTGCTTGGCCGGCACGACCCACCGCAGCCGAAGCTGCTACGCCACCTGACCCCAGCGTGTAACAAGTTCATTCATCACCCCCGGCCGCCTCGACTCAGTCTTGGCGGCTTTTTTATTTGGAGATCACCATGCCTGAACCTACTACCAATCTCTTGAACCTGCGCCCCGAAGACCTTGATGAGCTGCTGACCCGTGCCGGCGAACGGGGCGCCCAGCGTGCGCTGGCCAGCCTTGGTTTGGAAAATGGCCGGGCGGCAGGCGATATCCGTGACCTGCGGGGCCTGATTGATGCCTGGCGCGAGGCACGGCGAACGGCTTGGCAGACCACCGTGAAGGTGCTGACCACTGGCGTGCTGGCCGCGCTCTTGGTGGGCGTTGCGATTAAGTTGCGCTTGATGGGCGGTCCCCAATGATTGAGACACTACTTGGTGGTTTGCTGGGCGGCGCTTTTCGCTTGGCGCCCGAGATTCTGAAATGGTTTGATCGCCAGGGTGAACGTGGTCATGAATTGGCGATGCAGGACAAGGCGCTGGAGTTTGAGAAGTTGCGTGGTGCCAGTCGCATGGCGGAGATTGGTGCGGCGTCCGACAGTGCGTGGAATACCGGTGCGATTGAGGCCCTGCGCGATGCCGTGCGCACCCAGGGTGAAAAAACGGGGGTGGCATGGGCCGATGCCTTGTCGTCAAGCGTGCGACCGATCATTACTTACTGGTTCATGGCGCTGTACTGCGCGGCGAAGACGGCAGCATTTGCGGCGGCTTTGTCTGCTGGTGCCGACTGGGGTACAGCAGTTCTTCACGCCTGGACTGAGGCCGACCAGGCACTTTGGGCAGGGGTGCTGAATTTTTGGTTTTTGGGTCGCGTGTTTGACAAAGTTCGGCCATGATTGAAGTGCCGAAATTGGCTATCGATCTGGCCAAGCGCTTCGAAGGGTTTCATCGCGTTCCAAAGGCTGATCCTGGGCGCGCCCATCCGTATATCTGTCCAGCTGGCTATTGGACGATTGGCTACGGTCGTCTGTGTGATCCGAAGCATCCACCGATCTCTGTGGAAGAAGGTGATGTCTATCTGGCGCATGACCTGATGACCGCTGCGAACGCCACGCTCCGGTATTGTCCGGTCTTGGCGACTGAGCCCGATTCGCGTTTGGCGGCGATCGTTGACTTCACTTTTAATTTAGGAGCAGGGCGTTTACAGACCTCCACACTGCGGCGACGAATAAACCAGCGCGACTGGTTAGCGGCCGGCACGGAACTGCGCCGATGGGTTTTTGGCGGCGGGAAAGTGCTCCCGGGACTCGTCGCCCGCCGGGAGGCCGAGGCCGCTTGGCTGCTTCATAACCCTCGATCGTGA